GGCACCGGAACTCAGTTTTCTTCTAATGTCCGGGTAGGCGACGCCTTTATTGCCCCTGACGGGCGCCTCTACGAAGTGAGCAACGTCGCCAGTTCGACGGTCATGTCGATAAAGCCCAACTACCGGGGCAGCACGGCTAGCGGCCAGGCCTATGCAGTGGCGCCGATCCTGGGCTACGACAAGGACCTATCAGATCGTTTCAACCAGATCGCGATGGACTGGGGGGCGACCCTTGCGGGCATAAAGCCGTGGGCCCTGTCCAATACCGGCACGCAAGCGCAGGCGGACATGGGAATGACGGCGGTGGGGCGGGGACTCAACGCCGCAGCGACTGCTGAGAATGCCCTGAGCTTTATTGGTGGCATGCCGAAGTCGATGTCCAATCTGCGGGCTGTCAGCGACGCCAATAATGTCCCGAACGAATGCGGGTTCTACGGTATCAGCGTCGGCCCTTGGGCGAACCTGCCGCCAGGCATCGACGCTCTGAACCCCATCGGATCGATGCTCTATCACCATCCATACGACGTCGCGACCGCAGTGCAACTATTCGTTCCGCGGACCTCGAACATCCTGTATTTCCGCCGGAGGGTCGCCGGCGCGTGGCAGTCGTGGGTTCGCGTGCTGTCCGACGCTCAGTTGCTGGGTACAGTGGCTCAGTCTGGAGGAGTCCCGCTTGGGTCGATATTGGAGCGAGGCAGTAACGCGAACGGGCAATACGCCCGACTCGCCGACGGCACGCAGATTTGCACGACCAGCCTGCTTGGCGCCAACGACCGCATGGCGAACACAAGCTACATACTCACATTGCCGGCGGCGTTCACTCCAGATTGGACCGTGGGGGTATCGGTATCCTGGGTGTCGCACGCAACGAACCCTGCAACATACAACGGCGTGAAGGTGGCATATGCGAACGACACCTCGGTGTCGTTCATCCTGGCTGAGAACCTCACGACAAACCGTTTGATCTTTTCCTGCATAGGGAGGTGGTTCTGATGTTGATCAAGCTTTCGCCGTTTGTACCGCTGCCCGGCGACGGCGTCGAAATGCGCGTGTCCGTTCGAGGGGATGCGCTCACTGTGAACGGTGTCGAGTTCGATTTTTCGCCATTAACGGAGGGAGGTCAGCTACCTGGCGCGGCGACCGGTTCGTCCTGGTTTGAGGGAGTGATTACCCGCCAGGCTGGCCGAATCGAGCTGACGCTGCGTCTACCGCTGGCGCCTGACGCAAGCGATGCCGCTCGCTTCCCGGCTCCCATCGAGGTTCTCGAAGGAGATGTGGAGTTGCCGCGATGATCGATTGGAGCAAGGTAAAGACCGCCGAACAGCAGGCGCAGGAGCGCAGGCAGGCTGAGTACGATGCCGCAGCCGCGGCGCGGGCAAATGCCTACCGCCTGGAGAGTGACCCGCTCAAGACCGAGGCTGAATTCGATGCGATCAAGGCCGGCACCGAGCCGGACTACTCTGCCTGGATCGCCAAGGTCGAGGAGATCAAGGCCAGGTATCCTCTGCCGGATCAGCTACCAGCCTGACAACACCTATCGACGAACGAAAGCCCGCCCTGCGCGGGCTTCGTCATTTCTGGAGCTCACATGCCTATCACTGAGCAGCAACTACTGCAGATACTCCCGATCGCCGGCCCTCGAGCCGGCGTTTTTGTTGGTGCGCGTCACGCAGTACCTCGCCGATCCCTGCGGAGGTAAGACTCCCTTTCCCGCCGAGCGGCGAGCCGCCCGCAGGTCCTTACCGCAATATCGACCGGTATTCCGGCTTTGATGCGCTGGTGGGCGGTAGAGACGTTGACTCCGAAGTGAGCACAGGCCTGGGCAATACTGGCGAACTGAGTGCCGTCGATCTCGACTCCGGTCAGGCGTCGCTGGTTTTCGGACGCTTGCTGATGGATCGTGGCCCATCGGCAGTTTTCAGGACAGTAGTCACCGTCTGGGTCGATTCGATCGATGCTGTACCTCCCAGCAGGCCGAGGCCCCATGTCTTTGAGGAAAGCCTCGAACGACTGATTCCAACGTTCGCAGACCTTGATACCGCGACCGCCCCAGTTAGGGAAGTCCTTGTACTTCTCGTCATAGCACCTGCGTTTCATGCCTAGCCAGGTTCTGTACTCCGGGGTTTTCAACCCTCGACGGCTGTGCCCGTGCGCGGTGACTTTGGCTGTACGCTTCCTGACGAATTCCCTGTTTGAGCCAAGCGCTGAAGCCCATTCGCTGGCGAGGCACCCGCATGAACGTGTCGAGCCGCTTCGCAAGTTCGACGAGTTCACCTTTACCTCGGCTCCGCACTCGCACCGGCAGAGCCAGACAGATCCTCCGTTTTTCCCGGGAGAGTCGTAGGCGACCACCAAAAGGCGCCCATAGCGAAGCCCGGAGATATCGATCCGTTTCATTTCATTCACCTATTGAGAGAGGGACCGCCGATGGCAGTCGTTTCCGAGAAAACCGCTGGAGGGAGGAACGTTCTTGCGTTCCTGGACATGCTTGCGTGGTCTGAGGGGACCAGCACGATCAGAGGTAGCGACAACGGCTACAACGTTGTTGTCGGTGGAGGGCTGTTCAATGGGTACGCTGATCACCCGCGCCTGAAGGTCTATCTGCCTCGGTACAAGGTTTATTCAACTGCGGCAGGCAGGTATCAGCTTCTCTCGAGGTATTGGGATGCCTATCGCGAAAGCCTGGCGCTGAAAGGCGGCTTCACCCCGGCTAACCAGGACCTGGTGGCGTTGCAGCAGATTAAGGAGCGCCGCGCGCTGGCAGATATACAGGCCGGTCGCTTGGCGGATGCCGTGCAGAAGTGCTCCAACATTTGGGCCAGCCTGCCGGGGGCTGGTTACGGCCAGCGTGAGCATTCTCTCGATGACCTGGCAGCGCACTATCTTGCAGCGGGCGGGGTGCTGTCGTGATCTCCGCCCGTGCTTTATCGGTCGCGCTGGCCTGCCTGGTGCTGGTCGGCCTCGGCACCGCCGGCGGTGTCTGGCTCGGCGCGCGGCACTACCGCCCGCAGCTCGACGCCGCGCGGTCGGACCTCGTTGCCTGCCGCGCCGCCCGGGGAGAGTTGGAGTCCGCAGTGGCGGAGCAGGTCCGGCAGGTTGCCGAGCTGCGCCTGGCCGGCGAACAGCGGGCCCGGGATGCAGCCCAGGCGGTGGAGCAGGGACGACAGCAGGCCGCCGAGCGGTATTCCGCCGCCAACCGTCTGCTGCGTGACCGCACCGCCGGCGAGCAGTGTGCGGCTGCCGAGGCGGTCATTGATCAGGAGCTGGGTCTATGAGGGTGGTGCTGATGCTGATGATTGTCGCGCTGGTGGGATGCGCCGGCCGGCAGGAAGCCGAGCCGCGCACGGTGCGCGTAGAAGTTCCGGTGGCGGTGCCGTGCCGAGCGCCCGCGGTCGAGGTGCCGGCCTGGGCAGCGGCTGGGCTGCGGAAAGACGACGACCTACAGACCAAGGTCCGTGCGCTGCTGGCCGAGCGGTTGCAGCGGATCGGGTATGAGGCGCAACTGCTTGCAGCCAACAGGGCATGCCAGTAGGAGTAGACTACGGCCTTTTCCTACGGAGCAGGGCGATGCTGGTCATTCGATTCAAGGGCTGGTCGGTGAAACTCGACCACCAGGTGGGCAGCGCTGGGAAACATGGCATCTGGTCGTTCCACGGCTCGGAGAGCAGCTACGTCCCAGACATGCAGACGATTCTCCGGCATGCAGCTATTCGGCCTGCGGAGCCGAAAGAAGGCGGGGAGGTCGAGGTATTCATCTGTGATGCACGGATGGCGCAGGACGAATGGCGGGCGGTAGGGACCGGCGTTGCGGCCTATGAGTCGGACCGCTGAATATTGACCGTGACGGAAACGTGAAGCACGGAAATGGAAAACGTGAAAAGGAATTTCACGATTGGCACAGTTTAAGTGATTGCGGTCGGCGTAAACTGTTGTAATATAAGCGCTTCCGAGGTGCGAGACAGGATTTAGGTTCCAGCGCCGCAAGGCGTGAGAGTTCGAGTCTCTCCGTCCGCACCACCTTCAGGCTCGGCTTGTCCGGCCGCTGCGGTTGAAGCCGGAACGTCCGGCACGATTCACGATATGGTGGGCGTAGCTCAGTTGGTAGAGCACAGGATTGTGGCTCCTGGTGTCGTGGGTTCGATTCCCATCGTCCACCCCATATTTCGAAGCGCCAGGCCTTGTGCCTGGCGTTTTCGTTTGCGCTTCTCGATCTCTTCTCCGCTTGCCTTTCCGGCACCCAACCCGCCCTCATGGGGCGACGGCAGGTTGAACTTGTTCCAGCTCCGGCGCTCTTAAGCGAGCCCGTCGTTCCTGGCGGGTCCGTATATGCAGTCTGGGTGAAGCGACATGTCGATGAAATGGACCGAGCAGCGCTTGCGCAAGGCTCTCAAGCAGATGGCGAACAATCATGAATCGGCTGCGGTCGAGGTCATGCGCGCCGTCGAGCGGGCGAACGATCCGAAGCTGGCGCAGCGCCTGCTCGAGGTGATCGAGCAGATGCACCAGGATGCCGATGCGCTGCGCTCCATCGACGACGAAATCGCCAGCGGCGTGATCCGTTGCCAATGA